TTAATCTACAATTTCAACAGTTAATTGATTGTCTGTACTTCCAGATGTTTTAAAATTTGCATTATCTATAGCCACATATAGTTGTATTAAGTCCCCTTCCTTTACCTCCATATAATCTTTGAATATTGATATACAATATGGTTGCGTTGTCTGCATATACATTATTTGAGTTGAAGATATATTTCCGTTTTTTCTTATATATAGATATAAGGGTCTACCATCACTCTCACTATGTATAAATGTAATAATTCCTTTAACATTAATATGTTTTATTCCCGAACCTATCTTTATTCCATTAGTTTCAAAAGTTAGTTTATCTCCTGACTTTCCCCTACTGGCATTAAATTTTATAGGTTCTTGCAAATATATATTATTGCCAGTGTGTGAATAGCTTTGCTCCTTATTTGTATAAATAGTCATATTAACCCTATTTTTCTCTATTTCCTTTTCTAGTTCTAAAATTTTTGGTTCACTCATTATTTTTCCTCCCTTCTTGTTATTATTTCTAAATTACTTCCTACTGGTACATTCCAATCTTTAAATTGGATATGTGTTGTGTCTATTTCTATGTAATTTAAATCTTTTATTAATTTGGATCCTTCAAAATAAATAGACAAAGAATTAGTACCTACGTCATACGTAGGTACTTCATAATTTATATTCTGTTGTATTTCTTCTTGTAATATTCTATTAACCGTTTCTATAATATAATTCTTAGCAGGTGTTCCAGGTGGCCCTTGTTTACCTTCTGGTCCCGGCTTTCCTCTTATTGTTATTATATCTCTAAATATACCTGTTGAATCTCTTATTTTTAGAATAGACATTCTTTTATACCTCCATTTTTTTAGCTATTTATTATTTTAAATTCTTTTATTTTTTCATTTCCTGCCATATCTCTTAGTTTGAGGATATTAATACCTTCTATTACTCCTTTAGTAGCCAGAGTTACATTATTAATATCTCCCCATTGACTTGCAGATATTTTAGAAATTATCTCATTTATTTCATATTCTGCCAAAGCTGTATTATCATTTATTTTAAAGCTAATTTTTGTATATCCATCATTTTCATTTCCTATAGTTTCATTTATTCCTGTCTTAATAGTTATATTTGGTTTAATGCTATCGAAAATAACATATGGATATGCTGTACTATTCACATTTTCTTCATTCAAATCTTTTCCTACATTTCCTGCTGAATCTGCATAACCATATATCTTAAATTTTATTTTTCCTTGTGGTAATTTTAATTCTTCTGTAATATCAAATTCTACAAAATAAAACTTTGCAGCCTCGCTATACTTTAATTCTTTTGTTGTTACTTTTTCATTTTCTCCATAAATATCAACTTTTGGATTAATAGCTAACATTTCTGGAAACGATATAAATAATCTTATTCTATTTCCAAATGTAGCATATTTATTAGATTGTCCTGCAACTACTCTGTTAAAAATTCCTAATGTTGTGTATATAGGAGGAGTAGTATCTTCTATTACATTTTTCTTATATATAATCTCTCCATTCTTTACGAAACCACTTATTGGATTGCCTGCAATATAAACATTTTCTATTTTCTTTCCATTTATAGCTGTTCCCATAAAACCACCTACCAATAATAAATATTATTAGGATTTAATGCACTTTGCGTCATTGCTTCTTCTTCAGAATTTACTTTTATGCATGTTACACTAGTTCCATCTACACCATCTGTTCCTCTTTCTCCATTAATTCCGTCTTTACCATTCTGTCCTTTTAAGTTCGGAGTTATTATACTACCATTTACATCTGTTATTTTTAATGTATATTCTGTATCATTGTTACTATTTATTTTTATTGTTGGAGATATACCTCCAACTGGGCTATCTATATCTGGTTCTCCATCTTCTTTGATCCATACTTTAATGTTTGGATTTGTTGGTTCTTCACTTCCAAGATATACTCCACTTTCACCATTTTTTCCATTTTCACCTTTTTCTCCTTTAGGTAAAACAAGATTTAATGTTTGATTAGGAGCTTCTCCAGTTATTGTTGCATTAGGTGTATCTCCATTTATAACTGTTCCAATTTTCAAAGTATTAGCTGGACCTGGGCTTCCCGGTCTACCGTCTTGACCATTAATACCATCTTTACCTGGTTGACCTGCTGGTCCTTCTGGTCCAGTTGGCCCAGGTGGGCCTACTATTAATGGAATATTAATTAAATCTGTAACTTTATAACTTTCAAATTCTTTATTTAATAAATCTGTTAGTTCTATAGTTTCTAAATTTAAATCATTTAAATCATTAATCTCATTCATCATTCATCACTCCTAAAGGTAATTTCATCTGTTAAAGTAATAGTTCCTTGTCCTAATGTTTTTACATAATCACCTGATTTAAATTCTATATCGTAGTTATATGTGCCATACATTAAATTTGATGTATCTTCAGATGTTATAATAAAAGTAAAATATCCATCTAAATATTCAATATTTTCTGGATATATCTTCTGGAGTAATATTTCTTCACTATTCGAATTTTGTTTGACTGTAAAATACAGTTTATCTTCACTAGTTAATGCTATTGGATTTTCTTTTCCATCTTTAATCTGAAATTTGAAAACTTGTGTATCTCCTCTTGTAAATTCAATATCCATCATTTTCCTCCTACCCATAAAAACTTAATAAAAAAGCACCTACTTTTGTAAGTGCCTTCCTATTCTAAATGCTTATATCCATAGATAAGCATTATAATTATTACTGTAATATATATTATATGTAGCCATGTTTTGCTATCTTTTAGTTCTGTTATCTGTTTCTCTTGTTCTTTTATTTTTTCTTGTGCTTCTGACAATGAATCTCTTTTTACTTCAACCTCGGTTTTTAATCTATCATTTTCTTCTATAATAGCATTAAAATCTCGAGTATCATTCATATTTACTCTTAATTCTGTTTCTGAGTCACTTGGATTCACATATTCATCTATATCTATTCTTATTCCACCTTCCTCAACAGGTGCTGTATATTCTCCCGAATAAACTCCAGTATGATAATGATATGTTCCCGTTGAACGATTATAGTGACCACCATATCCATCTGTTCTTCCTGAGTGAGCTAACGAATATGGTTGTATTAATGCAATTATCACAAATATTATTAATACGACTTTTTTCTTCATATTTCATCCCCCTAAAACATCATAGCACTAATATTTTCTATTTTCAATATTATTTTATTCTTGAACGTATAGGGATAAAAATTAAATTTTCAATGTTTCCATATTTATCAACTTTAAATCCTAAACTTTTTAATATATCTATTCTTTCTTCACTATTAAGATTCTTGTTTTTATTTACATTATCTACTATAGCTTTATCTGCATATGGATCATTAATATCTGACATTTTTAGCATCATACATTTATATATTAAGTCAACATCTTTTAAATTATTGACATAGTTATAAACCTTATCTCTTTTAGTTCCACTAATTGTTTCACCGTCTTCGTCTTTATCATTTTCAAATTTATTGCTTTTATAATCTAAATATGTGTTTATAGGCATTCCTAGTCTTTCAACTGCTACTGATACCTTTTTATCCGTACTAGATATATAATTCTTATACAATTCTAATTTATCTTTATCTGAATATTTAGAATCTAATAATATCTTAGATTTCGTAGTATTTTTTAATTGTTTATCTTCTTCTAGTTCACCGGAGTCTTTTTGCCTTTGAGTTTCATCATATATTTTGTTTTTAAAATCTGCATATGACTCTAAAGATATATTTTGTGTTTTTTCTTTTTCATCATCATCAAGCTTTGTCCATTCACCATGATATTTATAATATTTTTCTTCTCCTGCTTCTGCTGTTAAACCTTTTACTTTAGCAAGTTCTACTTCTTCTACTCCTTTTTTAGCTAAATCATTTATTTCTTTTTGTACTACTTTAAGCTGTTCTTTCTTTATCTCATCTTTCAAATCTGAGTTTTCAATTTTTCTTTTTTGTTGATACAATTTATTCATTTCTCCAGAGGTACTTTCCATGTATTTATTTTTAATTTTGTCTAAATCACTTGCTTTGTCACTATTAGCTAAAATATTTAATTCCTCATTTTTCTCAAAAAATTCACCAGGATATTTACTCTTCATTACTGAATCTGTTGTAAATTTATCTTCTATAATATTATTTTCGGCTTGAGGTGTTAACATTGGTAATATTGCATCACTAATACCACCTCCGTATTGATCTAATAAGTAATTAATTTTATATGGACTAACATTTAACTTTTCGCCTAACCATTTACTTAATTTATCTGTAGATTCGTCATATTGTTCTGCCACAGGTTTATTTTGTAACCTACTTGGAACAATATCTTCTCCATACCAACTTGTATTTGTTACTGCTTGTATAATTGGAGATATAATATTATTATCTAATGGATTATTAGGTGCTAAATTATCCATAGTAAATTGTAAATCTTCCCAAAAGTCTTTAGATAAATTGTCTATATTTATTTGTTTGTCTTCTGTTAAATATTCACTGGCATTTGAAACTATTTTTTGAATAGTTGCTGTAGTTCTTCCTTTTGGTATTCTTATAAATTTACCATCTCCATATTTAGCTATACAATAGTAATTATCTTTAACATAATCTTGTAATTCTTGATAATCTTCATCATCCTTCCATAAAATGTTATTTAATAATATAACTGGTAAAGCTGAAACAGCATACTTACAAGCTAAAACTGTCCATCCCTTTAGGCCCTTTATTTTTGCTTCTTGAATATTTCTTACTTGTTGCATTGCTCCTTGAACAGAAGCATTTAAGAATGTTGCTCCATTTCTATTCAGAAACTTTGTAACATTTCCTCCTGCTTTGAAATTCGTTGTTACCCTTGCTGCATCTAGCATAGATGTTTCTACACTTCGGCCTTCTTCTCTACTTGCAATATATTCTGCTAGTCTTGGTGACATCTCTATAATGTTATTTACTTTACTAATTGCTCGAAGTGGCATTGTAGCTATATTCTTGCTCATACTAACTTTTCTATCATTTTCAAATGAACCATCATTAGAGTTAAAATAGCTATTTTGCTCTCCACCATTCTGTATATACTCATTATACCAATAGCCTTTGTCTATTATCTGACTATATGCTTCTGGTAATTTAGAAATTGTTTTTATAGTATGTTGCGAGTTTCCAACTATATCTTGAATATCTTTTAGCGAATTAGTTACCATAAATATAGGATTGTATTCTGTTAAAACACCTCTTCTAAAATTACTAATTTTATTTAATGCTTTAATTTTGATTGCTAAGCCTTCACTAACAGGTTTTAAGGCATCTAACATATCTTTACTTATTTCGAAAGTAACTTTTTCTCCATTTTCAAAAACAGTAAAAGTTGGAGGAGTTGTTTTATTTCCTTCTTTTAGTAATTCGTTATTATCTGAATTAGTAAGCTCTTCTATAATATTAGACACATCTATATTTTCTGCTGTTTGAACTGTTTGCAAAGTATGTAATAACTCTACTCCAAAATTATTTCTAGCACTTGAACTATATGTTTGCAAAGTTCTATTTGCCATTGTTTCAAATAATGGCAAAATATCTTGGTTTCCACCTTTAGCTCTTTTTATCGGACTATTTACTCCAGTTTTCCTTGTATCTAAAGGTACTGCTATTGCATTTCCTTTATTATTCACTCTTGATATAGGAACATAGTGCGGATACATTTCTTTAAATAGCTGTCTAGTATCTTCTGATATTACTCCTGACTTTACTAATTCTTGTGTATTTGCATCTAGGAAATCATAAACATCTTTTGCCCATTCTTTAAACTTAGGGTTCTTTTCCTCATACTTATCTACTATTTTTTTAGATATTTCAGCTGTTATTTCATTTGAAAAAACAGGTTTATTCTTAACAGGATTTTTCCTTTCATAATTCAGTCCTGTATCCCCACCAAATCTTTCTTCTAACGTCATTCTATCTATATTTAATTGATGATACATATACTTATTAAATTCAGTAGCATTACTTCCAACTTCTTCTCTTATGCTTTCTAAACTTTTGCTTATCAATTTTTGAGTCTTTGTTTTACTATCAAATTCATATCTAGGCATACCAATTGCATTTTGACCTCTAGCGCTAGCAGTTAAAGTATAATCCCATTTTCCTTGCAACTCTCGATTTTTAGTTTTTCTTGATAATTCTTCAAATACAATTCCTTTGTCAAAAACATTAGCTTTAAATATAGCTAATACTCTACTTTTTTCTTTTTCTTTTGATGGCATTTCTTCTAAAATTTGAGCTATTTTTTCTTCTCCTACGTCTTCATCATTGTTATTGGTTATTAGGTCATTATTTTCTGTTATACCTATGTCTTTTAGTCTTTCTTTATTGTTTTGGTTTATTATATTTTGACTTTTAACTATATCCCAGTTTTCCTTTGTAGGTAATCTTAATTCTTGAACTGTTTTACCTTTACCTGTTGGGCCTATTTGATTTTCTAGGAATGATTGCCATGCTCCTGGTTGTTCTATAGATTGTCTAGTATTAGTAACACCATTTGATGTTCTGTTTAATATTTTATTCATTGATTTTTTTATATCATCTATCAAATTTTTAGGAACTCCATAATCTGCTTTTAAATCTCCATATATACTTGCTACTTGGTCAGCTATAACTTCTTCTGCTAATATTTTTTGTTTGCTTCCGTTTAAATCATTTACATTAAATAAGTCACCAGATGATTTAGCATAATTAAAAATAGCTTCTTGATAATCAAAATCATAAGCTATTTTATCTACAATTGGTTGAATTTCTTTAACATATATTTCATTATTGTTTTGTCTCAAGAAATGAACTATTTCATGATAGAAAATATTTTTAGTATTTTCATTTCCTTTAGTATCAATATAAAATGTATTCTTATCAGATAACCCTTGAAAATAATTTTCTTTTCCATATTCATAAAAAACAACATTTCCATTTAAGTTATTAATTATGTCTTTTAATTGCCTTTCATCTGCTGATAAATTCTTTTTTTGATATTTATTTGCATATTTTATAATGCTTTCTTTTACTTCTTTTTCTGTGACTTGTTCATTTGCTTTAATTCCGTATAATTTTTCATAATCTGTGTTTTCATCTCTTTGCCCTTTTTCGTATATTTCAAGAAGTCCCTGAACTCTTCGTCTGTCATTTTGTTGATTTTCTTGTTTTCCATTCACTCCACCTCTTCTGTTATTATATAATTTATTTGAAGCATTTTCAACTATTTTGTCTTTCTCTCTCTCTAAATGAACTGTATTAGTATTGTTAGAATTTCTACCTGTAAAAGAAAGTTTACTTTGAATATTATTATTATTTCCTTGATACTCTTGTCTATAAGCACTTTCAAATTTGTTCTTTACATCTTCCCAGTATAACTTTTCGTTTTTGTTTCCAGTGAACTTATTTAATTTATCCACTATCCAGCTATATATTCTTTTGAATACGTTAGGTTTTTCTTTATTTAAGGAATTAATGAAGTCTTGGTCTCCTAACTTTTGTGCTAATGTATCTGCTACCTCTTCTTCATCTACTAAATTTTTAAAATCTTTGCTGTTTTTATCATATACTTGTGAATACATTTCTTCTAGATTACTTCTTGCATCACTGTATCCTTCTCTGGTACTATTTTTATCTAATATTAATTTTGACAAATCTTCAAATTCTTTAGTTCCAGTCATATCATGTAACATTTCATGTATAGATATTTGTTGCAGTGTTTTGTTGGTATCTGCTTTAGGATTAAATATTACTTCTCTTTGCGTGTTTCCTTTTTCATCTATAGTATTCCTCCATAAAGCATTAACATCTGTTCTAACTTTTCCATTTGAATCTTTAAATAAATTTTCATCAAATCTACTTGTTATTCCTCTATCATTTAATTTTTGATTTATACTTTGTATCGTTTCATCATTACCATTTAGATTATTTGCTTTTGCACTATCTATTAAATTCATAGATGATGTATCAATATTATTTTGAGCTGTTTGATTGTTCATATATTCTTTATATAAGTTATCTAAAGCATTAATTGTATCATTCTTTGCAACATAACCACTCTTTTGTCTTTGTTTTTCTACAGCATCATATATAGTATCTATCCAATCATCTGGCATAAATTTTACATATTTTTGTCCTTGTCTATTTAATGTTCCAGCATTATTTGGAGTTTCTTCCTGCCAACTTTTATATGCAATTCTCTGTATTTCTGAATTTGGTCTATCTGCTATATTAGTTCCTATATATTTGGCCACATCCAACCATTGTTCTTTAGTTCTTTTTCCTTGTTTATTTGGAACTATAATTTCTTTTGCTTGTTGTACAATATCATTATCATAATTAGTTACGTTTCTATACTTATTGTATATCTCTTTTCTTCCAGATAAATATTTCTTGCCAATATCTAATTTTTCACTATTTTCTTGTGATAATTGTGACATTTGTTTAATTTGATTAATTGCATCTAATGTATTATTATTATCTAATTGATTTTTTGATGCTAAATCATTCGTAGCGTAAATCATGGATTGTTTATCTTCTTGTGATAAATATTTATCGTTTTTTACTATTTCATTTATTTTATTAGCTATATCTTGTTGTGAAGTTACTACTTGATTTTTATTTTGTCTAGTATTTTCTGTTGGTTGGGATATTCTGCTTTTTAATTCTTCTTGAATAATTCCATCTACATCAACACCATTTTTTCTTGCTTCATTAAATGTTTCTCGTACGTCACTTGAAGTTGGAATATAGCCTTTTTTCATTTTATCAACAAGATTACTTGCTTTACCAATCCCCAAAGAAGCACTACCTACTATTCCTCCAACTAAAGCACCATCTATAGCTGAATTAAGCATATCTGAACCTAACTCTTTCCACCCTTCTATTGTTCTATAGTCGTGTTTTAAGAACTCGTCACCAGCTGTCACTTTAGTAGTTAATTCTGATATTGGTTCAATTATTCCTTCTTGTATAAAATTATCAGTCATACCTATTCCCAACTCTCTGAAGGCTTTACTCATACTACTCTTAGCAACTTTTCCACCTTTAACAAATCTTCCGACTCCAATTTGCTCTGTTAAACCTTCTACCACACCCATAAGTTGACTATATGTACTAGCTTGTTCTTCATTCATACCTCTAGCTTTAGCTTCATCATAATAGCTATCTGTAGCAGAGCCAACTGAATATAATGTTCCAGCTCCAGGCATTGCTGATGGAAGCATTTGCCCAATTGACGGAGCTAATTCTACTAACTTTCTTCCTATTGGGCTTGTAGTTTCTACTGTATTTTGTCTTATTCTTTCATTATTTATATCTTCTTGCTTTTGTAATTTTTCATTTATTGGATTTATAATAGCATTCTTATTATTTTCTATTGTTGTATTTATTATATTCTTAGCGTTTTGATAATCTTCATTATTCTTCAATGTAGCATCTATTGATTTTCCTAAATTTCCTAAACCTTTTGGTAATCCTAACAATGTATTATTTATTACTGTATCACCTAAGCCTTTTAGAGCTTTTAAACTAGTTTGATTTCTTATTTCATTTTGAGTAAATCCTATCAATCCATTTCCAAGTCCATAACCTGTATTACCTAACATATTACTAGCAGTAGTTTTTATTTGTTCCCATATTGAAGGCTTTACTGCAAAATCATTCATGCCAGCTGTATTAAATCCATCATGTGAATTAGTATAATTACCACTATATGCATTTTCCAATCCTGTTTGTTTAAAATATTTGTTTAGATTACTTTGTTGTTCTTCTCTAATTTTTTTCAAATATTCTTCTCTTTCTTTTTCATCTTTAAAACGAGTTATGGGCATTACTATTCCTCCTTATTTTTCAGCCTTATATCCATATGATGCTAGCAATTCTTCTCCACTGTTATATACTTTTTTTGTTAATCCATCTATAAATTTACTTGGTCCTATTCCTTGGGTTACCTTCATATTCTCTATAATTTCTTGATAGCTTGGTACAGAATTATTTTCTTTACTATTATTTTCCATATTTACTTTTAATCCACTCCCCGATTTGCTACGTGAAGAACTTCTAGCTAGATTTTTTTTTTGAAGATTAAATTGTTGTTGCCATTGTGAATCTGCTACTTTATCTCTTTGTTGTTGATAATCCCATTGTTTTTGTTTCCATTGATTTTCTAATTCTCTTTGTCGTACTTGCTCATCAAATGATTTTTGCCATTGTTGGTCTGATATTTTGTCTCTTTGTTGTTGATATAAGTATTGTTCTCTGTTCTGTCTTAATTGATAGTTTTGTGTTAGCAACTGCATTTTTTGTGCATATAATTCAAGTGCACTTTGTGCTTGCTGAATGCTTCCATTTTGACGCGCCTGTTGTATTTTTAAGTTATAGTCTGCTTTCAACTCATTAGACTTATTTAACGTATCTGTAACACTCTTTTGATATGCATTATATAAAGATGTTCTCGTTGTTTCTGCATATCCTGAGTTTCCTAAACCTTGCATTGCAAGTTGTTCCATTCCGGCTCCATATTGATTTGCTTGTTTTTGGTAATTAGAATATAACCCTTGTGTTGTTTTGCTTGTTTCTCTATCTAATTTTTCTTTTTCTCTATTTAATTCGTCAACTTGCATTTGAGTTTGTTGATTAATTATTTCGTTTTGTTTTTGTTCTTGCTGTTGCAATAGATTATTTTGCTGATTTACTAAACTATCTATGTCTTCATATCCGCTTGCCACATTCTTCACCTACTTTCTACTTATTTTCTTATTACAAATGTTAATACACTATCTTTTGGTACTTTAAAGTTAAATCTTATCTTATCGCTTTTTCCTGTACCTCTTTCTGTATAATGTTCATTTAAAGCTAACAGATTTCCTTCATAATACACATCAAGTCCATGCGTATTAACATTATATATAGATGGTATTGTATAATCTTCTGTTTCTTCTATATCTGCCAATGCCTTCGCATTATATTTATAAGTTTTGATTATCAATTTTTTTATAGCTTCTTGCCCATTCTCTTCTTCTTCCTCTATCTTTGGTATTAATCCTTCATTTATATAATTCTTTATATCTTCTCCACTTTTATCAAATATCTCTTTCAATTCTTGTGGAGATTGCGTTGGAGAATCTGGTAAATTTTGAATATTATTAGTTTGTACTGTACATTTTGGTAAACTCACTAGTTATCACCTCATTTCTTTATATATCCACCCACAAATGCCTCTATAGTTGCACTATACAGACCAAATGGCTTGTCTTTTTCATCACTATAAAATTTAAGAGATAGTTCGTTTATCTTCTTCTCTTTAATTTTATAAATCATATATGATTTATTGGTTGTAACAAAACTGAAATTCTCAAAATTAATATTTTTAAAACTAAATCCATTCGCCGATTTTTCTGTTGTATATTTATATTCTTCGGATTTATCTGTTCTTCTTGCTATTTTTATTCTTCCATTTTGAATTGTTTTTATTTTTGTTATTCCACCACGTTTATTGGTAGTTTTTAATTGATTGTCATATCCAAAGTTATCCATAGGAGTTGTCCAATAACTAATTATTGTATTTCCATTATCATTTGTTCCATCTACAATAAAAATAGAGCCATCTTTGGCTCCTATATATAAAATATCATCATATTCTTTTAGTATATTAGCTTTTGTACTGCTCATATCCCAATAAAACCATTCATATTCAAAACTATTTAATCTAGCATATTTTTGTCTGCTATCTGCTAAATATATCTTTCCATTAACTAATATACATAAATAACCTTTCCAAATAGTCATACAAGCTTCTCTATAATCATTTTCATTAGTCATTTTAACATCAATTAAAGTACTTCTATGTGCTATTACTTGTCTACTATCTATTTTTTCCGTGGCTATACCTTCTAGTCCATATCTACTAAGATACACTATATCATCTTGAAAATTACTACTTCCAGCATAACAACCTATACTTACATTTCCTTGTTTGCTTGGATATATTTTTCCTGCTTTTTCATCTAAAATCGGCTCGTGATAGAATACATTTGCATTATTTTGGTCTAAATTTTTAAATATCCATAAAATATTGCTTCCTACTGTCATTCCTGTTATTTGGGAATCACTTGAACCATCTTCATAATAGCTTAAGTCCGAGATGTATTGTGGATTATCTAATTCTGCATGAAATACAGCATTAGGGTAATCTGGATTACCTGTGTAAAATAATCTATTATCAAATAATAACGCTTGTGTACATTTATTAATTCTATCTACATACCCTTCAACCGTCTTAGAAAATGTTATAAATATATTATCTTGACCTTTTAAATTTGGTTCTGGTGGTATTTCATTAAAAGTTACTTTACCTGCAACTCTATCAACAGTAAAATCTTTATCTTCTGTCATTTCTACATCATTTACTATTGCTGTCACTAATTCAGAGTCTATTTCTGTTGCATCTAAGTAAAACATTTTATTTTTCCCATCACCCACAAAAGAATTTCTTCTTTTAGGAGTTAAAATATTTACGTCTTGTAATCCTTCTCCTCCTCCAATATTTCCTGCCACTCTACTAATTGTAGTAGTGGGAATAAATGGCTCATCATCAATAACTTTCTTACAATTACCAGTATAATATACTAAATATGTCTTTCCATCGTTTATATATAACTTTTCACCTATTTTATTATAGTAAGATTTTATATTGTTCATTTCTGAATATATTTCTTTTATATTATTATCTTTGGGCTTATTAGGAAAGTTATTCCATTCATATAGTTTATTTCCAGAATGTATTATAGCTATTGAATTACTATATACATATATTCCTAGTATTGGGTCTACACCTATTTGTGCTAATTTTCTATATCCTGGTCTTGTTTCTATACAAGCTCCTTGTGTATCTTCGTAATTTTTCCAAACATTAAGTGCATCTGGACTTCTAGTTATATTAACTAGGCTGGGTTCTTGTAAAAAATCAACACCTTTAAAATCCGTATATATTCGTTTTATTCCTGTTGCCATATAATTCCTCCTATATGTCAAATTCTCCTTCGTTCTCATCTGGTTCATATTCTCTTAAATTAACACTAGGTATATTTTTTCTAGTATCTAACAATTGTAGTTTCCTTTGATATTCTGTTGCAAAAGCTGTATAGTTAGCTGATGGATCTGTTACTAATATGTCATTTGCTACTTTGTATGGTAAAATACTTTGTACATCTTGATCTATTTCTAAATAAAAATTATCTTTTGTCTTTTCGTTAATTACTGTTGGATATTTATAGTATTCTAATACTGTTTGGCCTGGATTATTGTCTTTAATGTATATTTTATTTTTCCCCATAAGATAATAATTCGAATTTCCTTTTTTGTTATCTTTGTCTAATAAATATACATTTTTTACTTGATATAAGTCATTTGGTAGCATATATGCAGTAAATCTATCTATTTTATTGTCATCTGCAATTTCTGGATATATTTTAGTTGCAATTATTTTTTTGTTTTGAGCTAATTCTTGATACGCTAAATCAACAAGAAAAGGCATTCTTATTGCAATGTCTTCATCTTCTGTATAATTATCTACATTAGGTGAATACTCTTCTATTAAAGCTAGTATTTGTCTTTTACATTCTCCATATGTCATATTAATTCCTCCCAAGTTTGGCAGAATCGAACTGCCCATTCCTTTAACTTGATATAAAAAAGAGGGAATCTAAATCCCTCTAAAATTAAGGTAATTCTACAGCTTGTATTTTTATATCTGCTGTTTCTCCCTTAATTATTACATGTCCTTTATTTGGTCCAGATACATTCATGAATTTTCCAGATTCCACCACTATTGCATATGTCTTATTTGTAGGAATAGATATTTCTAAATCTTCTACTCCTTGTAATGCATTTCCTTTTAATATAGTAGCTTTTTTAGTTGCTGAATTGCTATTTGTTAATAATAGTAAAATTTTTCCACAACTTTTATTAGTATAATTTACTTTAGCTCCAGCAGATGCATCAACTGCAACTGCTGTTACTAATTCTTTAGCTTCATTTCTAACTAATTCAACATTTTTAATTTCTGCTATTGCCATTTACTTTTCTCCTTTCTTATATTTTATTGATGGCATTTTAAAACCGCACATTCTTTTGGTCTTATCATTTTTCCACCATATGTATTTAATCCTTTTATTGCTTCTGCAAATCCTTTTTCTGGTTCATATGGTTTTAATTTATCAATACCATTACAATATGCATATGCTTTAGATGTTTTTAAGATAATATAATCATCTGTTCCATCGTTATAAGCATTATTTGTCATTTTGATTTTTGCATTGTTATATAATCCTAATACACCTTTTGAGATTAAAGAATCATTATTAGTTTTTAATTCTATTAATCTATTTTGGAATAACATATAGAACCATGGTGTTAAATACATAGTAACATCATCTTTGGTAGATACTCCATTATTCCATAATTTAACAAATAAATCGTCAACAGCTTTCTTAGCTGATGCTTCATCGCTTATTTTAGTAGACGCTGTTTTATATCCTGCATTTTTTGCCATTTGTGTAGCACAGAATATATCTTCTTGTTCTGCTAAAGCTCTTGTTGTTTCTGTTTGTAATGCTTCCATTACACCTTCTTGTGCTTGCGCCTTATCGATATTATCCATTCCATAATTAAAATAATCGAATTGATCAATATCTAAATATGATGATGTTCCATCAACATTTTCTGGTGCATCTATATCTTTACCAGGAATATATTTCTTAATAGTTGGTCTACCAGAGTTTTGTATTTTAACTCTTTTTCCTTGTCCTGCCTCACTTTCAAATTTATAGTCACAGTCTTGTTTAAATACTGTAAATTTTGGTAATTCTAATTGTATGTATTTTGACCATACAGTTGGTTTAAAATTTGCGTAACTCATGTTTTTCTCCTTTCTTATTTCCAAAGTTTCATACTTTCTCTTACACGTTTCCAAATAGTAGGATTATCTAAGTCTTTGCTAGATAATTTATCTACCTCTTCTGGGGTATAAAACTCTTTATCTTTGTTGTCTGGTACTGTAGATTGTGAACTTCCTGTAGAGGTTGGCTTTTTAGGATCTCTATTTTCTTCTCCATTCATTTTTTTCCACATCTTATAGACATCGCTTATTTTTGTTCCAGTTTTAAAATTATTAGCAAATACCTTAAAATCCTCATCGTGTAATATTTTTGTGTCTACTCCGTTTTCTTTTAATTCTTTTTCTTCTAATTTGGCTGTTAAATATTCCCCTAACCTAAAAAACTCTGCATTTTCACGTGCAGTAGTTTTTCCTCTTCTTTGTTTTACAGATAGTTCATTTGCCCTAGCTTCAATATCTTTATCGTCGTACATCTCAATAATCTCATTTGCATCTGCTTTACCTAGGATTTCTGCATCTCGATTACTTTCTGTACTAATGTCTGGAATATCTATTCCTTGTTCTTCATAAAAAGATTTAACCTTACTTAAAACATCATCTTCGTCTGTTAATCCAAGCCCAGCTCTTATAGTTCTCTCTAATTGTTTAGATTTACTTAATTTGCTTTCCTCTTCTTTACGATGTTTTCTTTCTAATTTAGCTTTAGTTTGACTTATAATTTTGTCAATTTCCTCTTGTGTGTAAGTTTTTTCTTCTTCCTTAGGTTCTTGCGTATCATTATCATTTTGGACATCTGCATTTGACGTATCTTCATGATTTACTAATACTTCTTCCTCTAAGTTCATATCTTCGTTTCCTCCCGGCATATGTACCTCCCATTTAAAGTCCGTCGACTATTAATTTTCATATTTTTGATTATTCTGGTATATGTACCTCCCGTTTACAGTCCGTCGACTTGGCACAAGTTAATGGATTCGAACCACTACTTAACAGTTTTGGAGACTGCTGTTCTTCCGTTAAACTAAACTTGCATAAAAAATAGACAGTTTAAAACTGCCTATTAATTGACTATTATTTATTGATTCACATTTACCATATTTGCCTCTTCTGGGGTTACTCCTGTTTGTTCTATGTTATTCATTTCTTGTTGCTCCATAACTTGTTGCATAGCACTATTTAATACATTTCCTGCTTTCTCTATTTCATTAAAGATTTTTTCTTTTTCTTCTCTTTCTTTTAAGATTTGTTTTAACTCTGCCCTTGGCATTGCTGAATCTTGTGGTAATGCATTTACATATTCTTCAAATTTTATATGTCCTGCATTTAATAAGTTTTCTAAAGATACTTCCATTGCATACTTGTCAAATGGAGATTTTGGAGTTGTTTCTATTTTTATATCTAAATCATATTTATTAAGTTCCTTATAACTCATTTTATATGTTTCTTCTAAGGTTGTATTTGTAGTATAATCTTTTGTTTCTTTTACTAATTCTATTCCCTTAACACTATTCGCTTTAAGCATTGCATACCATATAAGAGCTATGTCTTCTATAAATTCTTTATATTCTTCTATTTGTTCGTTTATTGGTTGTTGACTTGCTTGTTGCACTGCTAATATAGATTTTCCACTAGCTTGTGTAGGGTCTATATTTCCCGTAACAGTATCACTTGCACCAGATAAATTTTGCGTTTCCTCTTGTAACTCTTTTTGCAGTTGATATGCATCTGTACTAATGCTGGCAGGTTTTAAATAATTAACTACTTTACTTACATCGTCTGCATTTAATTCATTTATTTCTATAGTTGTACCTATCTTACTTAAAGCTTTTGTGTTTGCTATATATTTTGTATTTGCAACCAGCTTAGGAAAAGCAACTAACTTAACTGCTAAAGCTCTCCTTGTAGCTGTTTTATTTACTTCTATTTGATTAGGTATTAATGTTTCTACTTCTCCTTGTCCTCTAGCACTTCCTTTTACTCTTTCCCATAAAATATGCGCTACTGGATATCTATCTATCTCTAAACAACTATCTTCCATAATTGTTGCTAATCTAGTACATTTCTTTGCCCATATTTTTCCATCTTTACCTTTATATAGTTTTAGTAGTTCTAGGCACATTGGTACTATTTCTGTAGTTCGTAAATCTCTTCCAGCCTGTTCTTCTATATCTTGATCTGCTGTTATTAGTTCTATTTCTTTTTCACTTATTTCATTTTGTCTTGCCTCTTCTTTTACTTCTTCTACAGTACGCCTAAAAGAAATAATTATATATGGTTGTTTTTGTATATCATCTTCATTCTCATTTCCATAATAGATATTAGTTTTATTTACTTGTTCACAATAAATAGCATTACTATTTTCATCTGGATCTGCATAAAAATAAATGATACCCTCACCATCTATGCAGGCATCATTTATACAATTTCTTATTAATTTATTTATTTTTGTTTTTTCCCAAATTCTATTTGCATATCTATTAAGCATATCGCATATATCTTTTAGCTTTTCTCTTTCTTCTTGACCTTTGTAAGTATCGGAATTGAAATATATTTGATATGTATTAGTCTTAACTACTCCAAGCTTATATTTACAAATAGATTTAATTATGTTTAATGTTATTGGTTGTATTCCAGAAAGTTTAGCACCTTCCCATTGCTTTCCATGGTAAAAATTATAATTTCTTTTACTTTTTTCATAAAGTTGTTGTTGATAATTATAATTTTTTCCACATTCATACTCTTGCCATACTGTAGTTATACTTGTTTCTTCTTGCTTTTTCATTATTCTCTCCTTTCTGGTACTCCTAAACCACCATCGTATGCATCAAGCTCTGCTAAATCATCTTGTAACTCTTGTAATTTTTCATTTTGCTCCTTTTCTGCCCTATTGCTTTCTATATTGTCTTTAATTGTTTTTATAGGGTGTTTTACTTCTTTGGGCACTTTAGGCAATTCTTTGTCCTTTCCTACTTTATAACCAACATAAAATCCTAAGCACATGCACAATATTGCTATAATTGTATATATAAGTTCCATAATTTACCTCCAATTAAAAAGGAACTATGTCATCTCCATAGTCCTCTTCTATATTATTTATATCTTCACCAAATATCTTATTAACTTGTTCTTGTATATCTTTATACTTAGACTCTCTTTCAGACTTCTTAAAGGTCTGTTGTTCCCTTATATTGTAAGTTATTGCTAACCCCATTGTTAAATCATCGTGGTAGCCTGTCTCTGCTTCAGCTTTACCTTTTTCATTTACTATAAAGGTAAGCATTTCTCTTAATGTTTCTTTATCTTGTATAACGTCTATGCTGTTATGTACTATTTCTTGTAGCTGTCCTAATATATAAGGTCTTGTTATTGTTGTAGTTTTAAAACCAAAACTTTTTTCATATTTATTATTATATTTATCTTCTTTTTTTCTTACATATTGATTAGGATAATTAAGCTCCATAAGCTTTTGCGTAGGATATGTAGAAAAGTTATTTTCCAATCCTATTAATGCACAGTTGTAAAACATTCCTAAGCAATACACCTGTTTAACGTATTCTATTTCGTTGTATTGTTGTTTTAATACTGCTACTTGCTTACCTGTAATATTATTAATTACATGTGCTGTAAAGAAGTCTGAACCTTCTCCTGCTGTATCTCCTCCTATTACATAAGGTACTCTATTTTCTGGGTATTCATATATCTTTATTTCTCCCTCTTCTTGCTCTAAAAACTTTTGATTTCTTATCCTTATTCCATCATAAAAACAAGTAAATTTCCCTCGTACAATTGGTTCTGGAGCTGTTTTTATTCTATTAATTATATTTTGCTTATTAAAATAACAATGTCCTGTACTTAAAAAGGCTTCTTCTGGACATATAGGATACTCTTGTCTAAATTGTTCAATATCTCCAGAACAGTTATTTTGTATGCACCATCTTCTCCAAGTTAACTGCTCTAGTGTTAAATTATATTGTTCTTTAAGTTCTCTTTCTTCTTGGGTTAAATTAAATCCTGTATAAGGCATACTATACTCTTTTAATTCATTCCACCCAATAAAAAGAGGATAGAAGTCACTTTCGCCTGCGACTGCTCTATCCCACATTTCTTTAAAATATTCATATCCATTTGCTGTACTTTCTATTATTATCATTGAGTCTGGAGTATTAGGTACTGCTTGTAGCAAACCCGTCATGGTTTCTTTTTTATTGCCTTCCCAGAAAGCTAACTCGGATAGGTGTAATGCTGTAAATGTATCCGAACGTCCTATTCCTTTACCTCCAGCTGTCATACATTTTATTTTGCTATCTAGTCCTGTTCCTTCACTATTATTAAATACAAGTTCCTTTGCATTAGACTTCTTTTGCTCTGGTTTTATATCTTCTGGTAAATACTCTAACATCCTTTTAGACATATTAAAAAGGTTTGTAGTAGAATCTTCTTTATGTGCAACTATTCCTGCGTTATAATTGTGATGTGTTACTACATTCTTAAATATTATTCCTTCTGTTTCTGTACTAAACCCCATCTGCCTAGCTTTAAGAATAATTATTCTAATTGGTTTTCTTTCTATATATAATTTTCTTATTACATTATAATATTTTAATTGTGGTTCATTTAGTTTTAATGGTACTACATTTCCTTTTTTATCTCTAATCTTTATATAGTTTTCTATATAGGCTTTAGTATTAATACTCATTGCCTTCAACTCGCTTTAAATACTCTTCGTAATTTGTATTAATGTTTATATTTGTTTCTTTAAACATACCTAGATGTTTTCCTAATAATTCTAATGCTTTTACTTTATCATTTGTCTTTATTTCTATTCCATTTGTTGTTTGCTTTATTCCAGCAACTGCAGATTTCTGTTCTTCTGTCAAATTATCTGTAGCTGTTAATTCTAAACATTTATATTTTTTAGGTTTAGTTCCTATGCAGTTTCCTTCATTATCATATATCTTTTCTTCATATTCTCTTTCAACTATTTGTGCAAAATCTGTTCCATTAGAAAAAGCAATATTAGCCAATTCTTTTATTACTTTATTTTGAGATATTTCTGTTCTTTTTTCTATTTCTTCTTGTTTTTCCGAAATATATTTTTGAACGTTATCATTTGTTAGCAGTCTACTACTGTTTGCTCTTGCTGTTTCATCTTTTTTACAATTTGGATATGCAACCTTATATGCTCTTGTTGCATTTAAATCTATTAAGTATTCATCACAAAATCTTTTTTGTGCGTCTGTCATATAAAATTGCTCCTTTCATTATTCTTCTATCTTTATACATCTATTTTCAAACTTTTTATATGCATCAAAATATATTTCTTTCTTGTCTCCGTTCATAGTACATTCATAATACATTCCATCTTTTAAATCTGTACTTAATAAAGCTTTACTATTTTGTAATGTTTTGCAACTCCATGGAATATACACAGTGAAATTAGGAATTGAATCCGTTTTATCTAGATGATCTATTGCATATTCCTTTACTAATTCTTTACATTTAGCTATAAATTCTTCGTTAGTCATTATTCTACAATCCTCCAATCTTCTGCTAGCATATCTGCTTGTGAAGCTAACCACCCCAATTGAACTCCAGATGTTCCTACAAATGCAATCGCCTTATTTCCTATTGCATCATGATTTACATTTACAATTTCTTCTTTTGCAGTTATATAACTTATATTAGTTGCTAGTTCTATATATTGTTTCTTACCATTCCAACCTTCTCTTTGTAATTTTTTACCTTGCTTCAATAATTTAATTGCATCTCCAAAATCCATTTTTATTTCTCCTTTTTAAAAAATTTATCCACTATATCTTTTAAAATATCGTGTGAATTTGCCACTATATCTACTACATCTTCTTCATTATAATTTTGATCTAAATGAGTTATATATGTATTAATATAACAATGTCCTAATTCATGTAGTAAGGTTGTTCTTTTTCTATCCTCACATAAATCTTTGTCTAAAAATATTGTTTGTGTATCTGGATATGTTAATCCATAATACTTTCCATACTCGTCAAATCTATCATTGCGTTTCTTTATCTCTTCTCTCATTTCATCTTGTGGAATTTCTTTTATCTCCCAATTTTTATTATTAATCTTAAATTTAAAACTTCCTTTTGTCATTCTCTTTTCCTTCTCTTTTATAATAAATGCATTTATATGTTCCATCTACACATTGCCTAATTTCACATAACTGTGTATTTTTATTTTTACATCTACTACATATTTCTTTTTTGTATTCTTCTAAAATTTCTTTCATATTTTTACCTCTTTTTATTTATTGGTTGCACATCTGGGAGTCGAACCCGTATCTTTAGCTTATGAGACTAATGAGATTACCGTTTCTCTAAATGTGCAATATAAAAGAGTAAGCATTTAAAACACTTACTCTTAACCTTAGAGGATAATTTACTTGCCTAGAATAGTAACAATTAAATAGTAGTTTGGGCTTGCCAATTTCTTAGCACTACTTTTTTACCTACTACCATTTTACTACCTTTTTACCGGACAAAACGGACAATTTTTAAAAAAATAAAAAAATATTCAAAAAAGTATTGACATTTTACCGTAACGGTATTATAATAAATTTAAGTTAAGCGAAAGGTGGTATTCAAAATGAAAAATATAAAAGTATAAGGAGGATATATGGAAGTAAGAGAATTGAAATTAATAAAAAATAAAGATGGACATGGAACGACAAATTATAAAATTTGTTTACCTACTAAATGGATTAACTTCTTAGAGTTAGATAAAGAAGAAAAAGTTGTAGTATACTTAGATAATAATAATATAGTAATAAAAAGTAAAGGAGATTTTAAAATGGATGAAATTATTAAAGAATTAAAACAAGAATTATTAAATAAAGAAATGACATTGGTTGATATGGACAACGAAGCAGAAAGAATTACAGGAAGTACAACAAGCTTGTTTGACTCAGAAAGCGATTGCATGGAGCAAACTTCTTGTTCTTATTATATGGATACAGATAAAGATATAGTAGTGGAATTTGAAATAATAAATAAAAATGACGAAGATAACACAGAAACTATAGTTAAAGTTACAGATATTTGGGAAAATTAATTATAACAAAGCGGTAGAACTTAATCTACTGCTTTGTTTTTTAAATATCTTTCTAATTGTTTTCTTGCTTTATCCTCACTATTGTATTGCATTTTTATTTGTATTTGTATCCAGCTAAGCTTATCATAATATCTATATCGAATAATTCTTCTTATCTCAGAATTTTCTATATAATTTAATTCATATTCAATCTGCTTTATCATTTTTTCATATTTGTTTTTCTTACTTTTTAGCATTTTTTTATATTGTCTTTTAGTTTTGCTACCAAATACTTTATTGTCTATGCCATTAACTCTAAAGTTTCTTTTTATGTATGGAAATTCTTTCTCACTTCCGGTTACAGAATCTCCTATTATTGTTTTTTCTCTTTTTTCTATATTCTTTAATCTGTTTTCTATGTCTTTTATTTCTTCTATTACACTATCGGCTTGTTCCAATAATTCTTTAATCATCTGTACCTCCTATTTATAATATTTTTTTATCTTATAAAAACTCTCCTCTGTTTTTATTCTAATTCTTGTTACTTCTGCTTTACTAGATTTATTTTCTAGCCTTTTCTTAAGTACATTGTCTAATATGCTTAAATCTGCTCTTATCTCTTGTATTAGTTCTTTTTCTTCGTCTGTTAGCATTAATTATTCTCCAATCTATAACAATTTCTTTCGTATTGCTCATGTGTTAGTATTATTCTAATATCTTTTAATGCTACATATTCAATTCCATGATCCCCACATATACCGATTTCGTTCAATTTATTTCCTTTACAATCTGTTATTCCTACTGCTGCGACTTCTAATTTATCTGTATATTCTTCTTCAAAATCTTCCTCCGTAACTACCTCTATAATATCTCCTAGTTCTATTAAATCTATTATGTTTTTGCTGTGTTTTACTATATAATTATCTTTTACTCTTCTTTCATAAACTTTTCCATCGTTAAACTGAATAATTGTATCAGTTAAATATTCGCCTGCAAATCTTGTTCCGCTTCCTTTTAGTTCAATTTTATTAACTTTTCCAATTAAACCATTTTTAGTTCTCACATATTCTCCTACTTTAATCTCCATTGTTACCTCCTGTTATATATTTTTAATGTGATATTTCTATCCATTAAATTAGATTGAATTTTATTAAATGTTACTGTATCTTTCCAAGACAATTCATTTAGTTTTATATCAACTCCGTTTGTAATATAAATTGTACAATCTCTTCTTCCTTTTAATGCTTGGTCTAATTCCAATATGTCTTTTACTAACAATTTTGGTTTAGTTAACTTATTATAAATTTCTTCTGCCTCTTTATCGTAAAATTCATTTATGATCCATAGTCCTCTACCAATTTTTCTAGATACTATTAATGCTTGGCTATCCTTGTCTTCTGCTTTGTCATATCCTATTACTAGTCTATCTTCCATAATTCCTCCTAATATGTAACTCTTATCACATAAGCTCGTCCACACTCATCATTTCTGTTAATTAATAACCTTAAATCTTTCATTTTATCTATTGCTGCAGCATCTATCATTATTCCTGCTTTTAAATTTCCTACATGATTAGTTACAGCAAATTTTATTATATTTTCATATAACTGATTTTTTGATTCTGATGTTATTTGTTCTTTTAATCTCATGTTTAAACTAGTATTTCTGCCTTGTAAATTGTTATAATCTTGCTGTAGTTCTTTTAATTGTTTATTTAATCTTTTAATTTTACCTTTTACACTCATCTTCCGCTTTCCTTTCAAAAAATATTGCTCTTAACCGTCATTTGTCGCTTTTCTTTCAAAATATTGTTTTATACAATCTTCACATTCTCCATAATCCATATTTTTATCACAATGTTTGTTTTCTATTTCAAAACATATATCTTCATTGTCTATGTCTGCTATATATTTTGCCATTAAATCTATAACCTTGTCTTTCTTTTTTAATTCTATCTTCCAACCTTCGTTTAAATCTTCTAAGTCTGTATTTGCTTTTTGTTTAGCTTGTAGACTATTATTTAATCCTTTAGCTAAATTATCTGCTAATAATTTCTTATATTTTTCTATCTCTGCATCTTTTTCTTTTAGCATATTTAAGATTTCTTCTAAATCATCTGTGAGCACTATTGTTGTATATCCACCAGAAAGTGGAGAATCTATATCGCTATTTACTCTTTGAATTATCTCTTCTTGCTCTTTAGTCATCTACTCACCTTCTTCTTATTTGTTACCTTATATAAAGGTTCTTTACTTAAATTTTCAGGAACTAAATTATTATATGCTAAACAACCATTTACATGTACCCATATCCATATTTCTCCAATATCAATCACTTCACATTGCAATGATATATTAGTATTATAAGCACCAGTTGTATTCCAATATAATGCATCTCCTAATTTTATATTTCTCTTATTCATTATTTCACTTCCTCTTATTTTTCATTCTCTACATAAATATTGCTTTCTTCTAATTCCCATTTATATTCAGAAAAATCATCATCAACTGTTCTAAACCTAGAATCCATTAAATCTACTTCTTGTATTAATACATATTCATTTTCCCTTTTATAATAGAAAAAAGGCTGTTCTTTATTGTTTAAAATACAATCTATTAAAATATCAAACATTTCTTTTAATGTTATATGTTCCATTTTCTCCTCCTCTACTTTTTCAAACTTTTTAAAACTTTTTAAACCATTTTTGATACATTTTTATTTTTCCTCCTTAAATTCCTCTTTTATTATTTTAAACATTAAATAAAATCCACTTCCTATTAGTAATATCATTGTTGCTAATAATGTTCCTAAAAAAATATATATAAATATGTCCATATTACTTCTCCTTATTAATTTTGATATTCTTGTAATGATTCTAAAGGCTGTAATTGTAACCATAATTCAATACAATTAAATTCTTCACTAAATCTAAAATCTGTTACAACACTATCTAATATTTGTTTTGATAAATAACTTTCTAATATTTCCCATACAGAATCTTTATTATAATAATCATACCAACCTATATCTAAATAAAAATCTTTTTTATTATCACCTTTTTTACTCCAATTAATTCTTATAATTGAATTATCTAAAGTTTCCCTATTATTTTTATTTGTATAGCAATCTCTAATATTTATAGTATATATGAATTGTTTAAAAGTTATATATTCCATATTATTTATCCTCCAATAATCTTTCTATTAATTCTATGTCTTTTCCATGTGCTTGTTTTCTACCAAAATTCAAACTGTCACTATCTGCAATAATAATTTTTGATTCAATTTGTTCTTCAGCAATATCTAGTATTTCTTTTATCTTTTTTATAACTTCTTTTACTTTTTGTTTTGGTATGTAATTATCTTTTATATGTAGTTCTAATGCTATTTTGCTTCCTTCAAGTGCATATATTCTATTTTTCTTCTCTAATTCTTCTATTTTCTTTTTATCTTCTTCTCTTTCTGCTAATATGTGGTCTATTGCATTAATACAATCAATAGTTTTCTCATCCCATCCTAGATCATTGTAAATAATTTTATGTGTTCCTTCATATATTAATAAATTTAAGTATTTTTTTAGATTTTCTAATATCTTTATATTCTCTTCTATATCCATCCTAATTCCTCACATTTCTTATTTATTGCTTTTAGTTCTTGTATATCTATTGGTCCTCTAATGTTTATTTCTTTATACTTGTTTTCAAATTCTATTGTTGTTCCAAAATCATGTTCATAATAATTATTAAATGTTTTCTTGTATCCTAATTCTTCAAACATCTTATCAGCTTCACTCATTCTTTATTTATCTCCTCTCTTTCGTTTAATTTCATACTTGAATAATATTCGTTATAAAGTTGAATCCAATCATCTAAATCCATTGTAACTTTCCACTTTTCTCCATTCTTTCTGTGGAATACTGCTGGAATTTGATTATCTTTTGCATCTCTTTTAGATTGTTTTAATGCTTCATCTATATTTAATTTTTCAACTCTTTTACACTCTATATGTATGTAATCTAAACCAACTACATCTTCTCCTTCTAATCCACTAAATTGCTGTCCTCGTCTGCATTTATACCCATACTCTTTTAACTTGTTTGCTAACTCTCTTTCTCCTTTTGCTCCTTTAGCTCTACTGTTTATTGCCATTTTTCTTTAGCTCCTCTCTCCATTTAGTTTGCCAATCTTTTATTCCTGGTACAAATCCTTTGCATCTCTGCCTAGGTGTAAAGTTTTCTTGTTCTTCTGCATTACACCCTAGGCAGTAATAGCAAATATATTTTTTATCTATTTGTTTCATCTTCTATAGCCTCAATTCTTCTAAAGTATATAATTCACCTCGTTCCATCCCTTTGTACATTTTTCCTATCTCAAATCCAGGAAAACTTATACCTAAATCATTTACCATGTTTACGGTTATATATTCTCTTTTACCGTTTGTACTTTTCTTAATGTTCGTTACTTTATCCCTAAAAGGTCTAATTACATTACTTAAATATCTCTTTTCTACTTCGTCTAGTATTTCAGGCTTACTTTCATATACCGCTTGATATTCTGGCTCTTCTATTTTTATTATTTTTCCAAAATCCCTTGTACATAGATTTTCAAGATCTCTTATATAAAATCTATAACATTCATTTTCAAATTTTTTTTCTGAAGTTCTTATCAATGGTTCATATTTAAGTTTTTCAAAAACAATCTTTGTTCCAATCGGACTTTTTTTAAAATCTTCGAATGTATATTCTACTTTTTGTAGCTCTTCTTCTTTAAACCATTGCTTGTTTCCTTTTTTACTTTCTGCTAAATACTGAAAAGATTGATTATTTTCATCAATATGCGTTATCGTAAATATTCCTCCTGTTACTACATTATGATGAATAATTTTCTTTACATACTTAACTCTATCTCCAACTTTAAATCTCATAACTTCTTCCTCCTAATCTATTCTTGAAATATGATTATAATTAACTACTTCATAACCTTTTTGAGTTATCTTATATACAGTTACTGCTTTACCTGTGTATTCACAAGTTTTCTTTGCTGTTTCTTCCACATATCCCATCTTTTCAAGTTCTGTTAAACGTGGTGCTGTTGTGTTTCTTTCACTTGTATTTGTAAATCCTAAATCAAATAATTCTACAGCTATCTCTTTTGCTGTCTTGTTTCCTGTACTTAATCTATCTAATATCTGCATATATCTTATTTTCTTTTTAGGCTTTATATCTTCAAAGCTTAATTGCCTTGTTATATTACTTATTTTCATTTGTTATCACTCCTTATTTGCATATAAATTCTCAAACTCACTTTTTGTATATGTTCTATCTGTTGCTTTGTTTGTAAAATTATTCTTTACAATTTTGTCATTATTATATTTACCTTCTAGCACACTTGTTGCTTTATCTGTTCTCATAAGAAAATCAAAATCAGCTTTCCAGCCATTATCGTTTTTACCTATAAGGAAATTCGTAGAATTAGCTATTTTACATATTTCTATAAACTGTTCTTCTGTAAATTCTTCTACAAATTTATCAATAGCTTTTTTTCTTTTATCTGTAATTTTTTGAACTTGAGGTAAATTAGGACAATGTTTGTTGTATATATCTTTTATTCTTATTCTTTTATTTTCTTTTTCTATTCTATTATCTTCTTTTCTTTTAGGAACGAATGCTCGTCGAGGGCTCGTCGAATTGTCGTCGAACAATCGTTGCATTGTTTTTTCGTCATATTCTGGTATCTTACTATCTGTTGGTCTATCTATTTTTTGAAATGTATTCCAACTTAAAAGGCTATAATAATTACTTCCGTCACAAGAGTAAAAAACTACGGACATATTAGAGCTTATCTCTGATAAGGTTTTATCTATGTCGGCACTTCTTATACCTTCCTCGTAAGGGAATAATGTAGACTTTAAAAATACTGGATTACATCTTCCTCTTCCTTCATCATCTGCAAGAGAAAATAAACCAATAAAAACTAGCTTTCCTAAAGTAGATAATTTACTAAAATCTTCACTCTGCCAAATGTTAGGATCTATCATTCGCTTTCTTGCCACATTCTTTGTTCTCCTTTCTTTAGTATTAAAAGGATAAAACTATGTTGTCTTATCCCTTGTTGTCTAGCCAAATAAAAATATATAATTTAAAAATAAAATTACATATACCAACATTCCTCCTATATAACCAATATAAAAAGAATATTTTTTCTTTCTATTTGAAATACATATAAGTAATCCATCTAACACTAAACATAAAATAATAATTATTACGTAGATTAATACTTTCATATTTTTTCCTTTCTATATGTAACTTTTTCCATATTTTTTTATAAAATCTTCTTTTGTTTTGTGGTAATATTCTTGCCATCTTTTCTGTGCTATTCTTTTTAGTTTTAAATCTAATTCTTTATTAAAATGCACTCCATAATCACTCATGTTGTGCCAATCTGCTCTTAGCCAAATCCACATTCCATCTTCTTCACTTAGCTTTCTATTCGCTGTTCCTCCAAATATGTGATGTTTATGTAGGTTATTTGTACTTTTCGTTATGTAACATTTTTTATTATTTTGTAATATACTTTTACTCATTTATTTCTCCTTTATGGGGGAGCTTTAGTGGCACTAACTAAAAAGAGTGCTTTTCTCCTTTATTCTTCGTCACAAATTAGTGCCACGTTTTTAGTAAGCTTTCTATTTCTTGTTCTGTTTTTACTTCTATATTTAGTTGTTTTGCCTCTTCTACTAATAGTTCTATTAATAAACTCATTTCTTTGCTATCGTAAGTAGAAGACCCATAATAACAATGTACTTTTACACATTTAGCTTTTCTAGTAACTTCTTGTATTAGAAAGCCTAAACCTTGTTTCTCCCATATTCTTTTAAAATTTTCAAATGCTTTTTCTTCTACTATCATTGGTTCAAATGTTCCTATATCTTTTATAGCCTCTTTATATATTTTTTCCTTTGTTGTTATAATTCCATCTTTACTTAATTCTTTTGCTATTTTGTCACATAGTACCCAACAATAAGCATTAGCATCTAAACTACGTTTTTTTCTGTATTTCTTTATATCTATATCTAACTTGTCCTCATTTTTTAATTGTTCTATTACTTCTGGTTGTTGCATATTTAGCAACAATGTTATTTTTGGTTTATGTGTATTAAAATCTATGTTTATATCCGTTATATTTCCTGTAGTTTGCAGGGAAAACACCTTCTTTCAGACAAGTACTTAAGATTTGTAATTTGGGTAAATACTCTTTTTCGATAAATGTTTTGTCATATTTCACTTCTATTTTTTCAATTCTGTCTTTATCTATCTCATTAAAATAATTAATATAATCATTCTCTATTAAGCCATAAGCTACAATAAATAATTTATGAATATTACTTGCATACATTTCTACTTGTGCTTGTCTCCAATATTGCTTTGATACTTTAAATTCTTTATTAGCATTATGTGTTTTTACTTCATAGATACAAGTATCTGTATTTCCATCTAAATTGACTCTTAATCTCTCAATAATTATTTGTTTATCTTTCTCTAATCCTTCAATTTCTAATGCATCTAATATTTTATGTTCATAATTATTGCCTGCTTTAATTGCTTCTGTGGACAAGTTATTTTTATTCAATCCTAATTTCTCAAGCCACCATTTTTCAAAGGTTTTAGTTTGCCAATTTCCGACTACCATACTTGTATCGCTAGCACCTATGTAGTAACTTCTATCTTGACTTTGTATCAATGTTACTTAAATCTTTCTCAAAATTACTTAAAGTATCAAAATAGCTAAAAATTGCTTTTACTTCATCTTCTGTTTTATGTAATTTATCTGCTATGTCTTTTGCAGATAAACCTGATTTATGTATTTTTGTATATAGTTCTTGTACTCTTTCTTTAATTTTAAATATGTCATGCTTTGATAAGTCATCTTCCCAATTGTCTTTATCACTCTTCAATTCATCTTTTAACCATAAATCAAAACCTAGGCCTGTTCTGATTGCTACACCTTTTACAAATAGTCTAGTTTGGCAATTCCATAATCTTTGTTGACTCATACTATTATCTTTAACCGGATTGCTTCCATTCATGACCGGACCTCTTTGTACAAATGTCATATCATCTATTACTATTTTTACTGCTGTTTCATATACTCTATTTGAATTTCCTTTGCTATCTGTAAATACTTGATCCGTCATATATAAACTACTTCCTGTTTCTGAATTTATAACTGGCTCAAAATATACTTTTTCTGCTCCATTTTCATGCAACAAATCAACAACTTTTGCCCAATTCAAATAGTCTGCATTATCTCTTTTTTCAACCCATTTACTAACATCAACTTTTCTTAAATCGTTATAATCTTTTAACATATTAAATTACACTCCTTATATATTCATTTTCTTGTTCTTTATTTTCCCTTTTCCACAAAGACTCAACATCATCTTTTATTTCGTCAAATTCTTCTTCTAAACGATTCTTACAATCTTCTAATATACTTACTACTTCTTTATCTTTACTTTCTTTTATCTGCATTTCTAGTGTAGATATTGCTTCCTCTAGTTCATGATATTTATCATCTAAATCATTACTTATCATTTGTAGTATCCTCCTCTTTATTTGCTTCTGCTATTAAATGATTAACATGTTGTCTTATTCTTTCATCTACTGCAAATAAATAATTTTGTATTTCACGTTCTCCATCGTAAGATAATAAACTTAAATTATTATCCGCTAAATATGTATATTTATAGTAAATCTCTTCAATTCTACGTATAATTTCATTATTTTTTAGCAATTCATTGTAATTTTTTATATCTAAAACAACATAGTTTTTATTATCATTAGCCATTTCTATTCCTCCCTTGATTTTCTACCCAAACTATGCTAAAATAGTTTTAGGTTCATTTATGAAATTTTTTTATTTTAAGAAGTAATTATCTAGTTTGGTCGCTTGTAATTACTTCTTTTATTTTGCTTACTAACTTAAAGTTGTTTCTTTCATATAATGTTTTTCTTTGTTCTTCTTTTATTAAGTCCTCAACTTCATTTATTTTTCTAAAATGTGTTACTGCTCTTAATTCTGCATTTAAATTATTTTCTTCTAGTTCTTTTATCTGTTCTTGCACTATTGTTTCTCTTATAACTATGTAAGCTATTAAAATGCCTATAATTGCAAGTAATATAAAATATTCCATATCTTTTTCACCTCCTTTCTATCTTAAAAATATATGTGCTAAACATATTAATTCGATTGTTCCAAAAAATAATATTGTTCCTACAAAAGTTGCTGCTTTTCTGGTAAATTTTCCTAGTAAATAATCAAATTTTTGTTGGTCACTCATAGTTCTCACTTCCTTTCTAATCTAAATAATTTGCTTTGCTATTTCTTGTAATATTTCTTGTTTATCCGTTCCAGTTAGTCCTAAATCATAAAGTAAAACTGCTCTTTTATCTGCTAATTGCTTTACTCCAGTCCCTTTTATTCTTGGAAAATCTTTTCTATTAAATATCTCTCTTGCTTTGTTCTCTCCTATTCCTCTCCATTCTGCATAATCAAAAGGTGTTATTGTATCTTTTAATTCCTTATAATTTATAGTTGGTTTCTTTTCTTGCATTATTTTCTCACTTCCTTTTTGTTAAAAATTGCTTCTAATCTAATTGTTGAATATCTTGTAAATATTTTAATTAAGTAATAATGATATAAGTGAATTAACTATTCCAGCAAAAGTTCCAATTGCTATTGCAAATAAAATACTGATTATAGTTTCTTTATTATTTGTATCCATCTTTTTCTCAGCTTTTCTTTCTTCCATCTTCTCACCTCTTCTCTATTTATTAATATTTTGTTATAATTACCTCGAAAGTGAGGTGTTGTATATATGGAATTTTGGTCTTGGATAATGGCTTTCATTTTAGGAGTTTCTGCAATTGTATCTCCTATAGCTACAGCAATAATAAATAATTGTCATCAAACTAAAATAAAAAAGTTAGAAATGTTTAATGCTTCTAGAATAACTGCCTTAAATGAATTTATAGAAGCAACAGAAACAGTTATACTTTCTCATGATAATAACTATTTAAATGAATATTTTTCATCCGTTAATAAACTTTTTATTTATTTTGATAATCTAACCTTAGATACTTTTAAAGAATTAGATAGTTTCTTGAAAGACAATAATTCTTCAAAAGCTAATCATTGTCTTACTGTTCTAGTAGCTTATTTATCAAACCAAATACAAAAGGACTAATTATTAATGCTCCGTATACTATATAAAGAATAACGCCTGTTTTTCCTGCCATTTTACCTGCCATTAATATAGAAAATACCCAAGCTATTCCAATTATGATAATTCCAAAAATTAATTGTTTTTCCATCTTCTCACCTCTTTCGTTCTTATCCCACCTATGCTATAATTCTGTCGAAAGGTGGTGATTTTTATGTCTAATGAACAACGTGCTCACGATTTAGCTGTTGCAACAGTTTTAAATCGTGGTATAGAAGCTCATATTGATGCTTATGATGAATATTTAAGTGCTTATAAAACAATACTTCATGAAATTAATAAAGATTTTTCTAATCAATAAGTATTTTTAAATTTTCCAAAGTATTTTCAGAAACAGTGAAAATATTTTGTTTTTTTATTTCAGCAAATCGATTATCTATTACTAATTTTATTTTTTGCCATTCACTATATGTAATTCCTTCTAAACTATTTAGTCTTTCTTCTATTTTCATATTTTCACCTCTTTATTACGTTTTAATCGTTATTTTGATATAAAAAAATTTATGTTATTATAATTAGTTTCATAAATCTCTTCTATCTTTTTTAATACTGGAATATCTGGAAAGGTTATTCCTCTCTCATAATTAGCTAAAGTATCCACACTTATTCCTATTAGTTTTGAAGCTTTCTCTTGGCTATATCCTTTATTTATTCTCAAAGCTCTTAATGTTAATTCCAAAGTATTTCCTCCTTTCTTTTACGGTTTATCCGTTTTATTGTTTTGAATTATATATCACGGTTTATTCGTTGTCAATAGTTTATCCGTATTTTTTTAATTTTTTTCTTGATTTTTTTACGGTAAAGTCGTATAATTGTTGCAGGAGGTAAAAATGAGCGATTTAGGAAATAAAGAAATTTTTGCAAAAAACTTGCAATATTACATGAGTTTAAATAAAAAATCTAGAAATGATGTATGTCGTGATTTAGAAATACCATATTCTACTTTTACTGATTGGTATAATGCTAATATATATCCTAGAATTGATAAAATACAATTACTAGCTAATTATTTTGGTATTCAAAAATCGGATTTGGTTGAAAGTAAATCAAATGATCAAATTATTCAATCCAATTCTGCACTAGTATTCGTATATGGCACTATACCTGCTGGAATACCTATGGAATGTATAGAAGATGTTATGGATACAGAAGAAATATCTATAGATATGTTACGAGGTGGCAAACAGTACTTTGGATTACGCGTTAAAGGTAATAGTATGGAACCGGAATATTTAGATGGTGATACTCTTATTCTCGAAAAAGTAGATGATTGTGAATCTGGTGATGACTGTGTAGTAATGGTCAATGGTAATGATGGTACATTTAAAAGAGTATTTAAAAATGAAAATGGAATTATACTTCAACCATTAAATCCATCATACTCACCTATGGTCTATACAAACGAGCAAATTGAAACTTTACCTATTAAAATACTTGGTATTGTCGTAGAATTTAGAAGAAAAAAAAGAAAAAAATAAAAGGAGTATGGGTATGGGAGAAAAGAAATTTACAATTGTAGAAATAATAGTTGCTATAGTTATTACTATAATTATTATGCTTTTATTTTGGGAAAGTGATGCTTCAAATTTAAGAGATGATATATATATAAGAGATGAACAAATTCAAGAATTAGAAAATGAAGTTGGAACAGAAAATCCAGATGTATCTGCATTTCAAGAACAACTAGATGAAATTCAATCAACTATAGATAATATATATGACGGACTTACTATTGAAGAACCTGTTTTAGATGAAAATGGAAATCCCTACAAGGTCAATCAATAATTATAAATAAATGTACCTAGAAAAATTATATCTTATAAATATATAGTTTAATAAAAGGAGTAATTAATATGAAAAAATATACTATTGCATTTCTAATAATAATTATTACAATATTTTCTTGTAATTTCTCATATGCAAAAATTATAAGAAAAGAAGATGTGAGCCCTGAAGCATGGAATCACTTAATGGATGACAATAATCGCATTCAAGCAGAACGAACTGAACGAGCAAAAGAGGAACAAAAGGAAGCAAATGAAAAATTTAATATGCTAGCTGAAAATAAGGAATTAGAAGAAAAAAATAATAATCAACAATCTATTATAATTACTTTATCTATTATAGTGGCAGTTATTATATTATGTTTAATAATAAATATTATTAGAAAAAACTTTAAAATTACTATCGAAAAGAAAAAATAACTAACTACTCCCCGACCAAAGTTTGTAGTTAGTTACTAATGATACTACTTGTATAAGCAGTTTTTATTATTATATTACATAACGCCTTCTTATACAAGTACCGAATATTTGTTTAAGGAGGTTTTTTATGTCTAAACGTGATAAAATGGATTACGAAAAAATACATAAAGCTATGATGGAAGTACTAGAAGAAAAAAACAATATAAAAATTGAATCTAAAGTTATAAGAAAGGAGGATTGCAATGGCAAAAAGAGGTAATGGTGAAGGTTCTATCTTCTACTCTGAAAAATTAAACAGATGGGTAGGACAATTTACAGCGGGTAGAAAAACTAATGGTAAATTAAATAGAAAGTCTGTTTATGGTAAAACTAGAAAAGAAGTGAAAGAAAAAATTACCAAAGCTCTTGCAGACCTTCAAAACAATAAATTTGTCGAAAAAAATGACATTACAGTATATGAATTAGCAAAAGAAATCATCGAAGACAAAAAGGATTCTAATTCTATATCTGAAAGTACATATAAAAGAGCTTCATATACTTTAAGATATATACAAAATGGATCTATCTCTAATATTCCAATTCAACGAATTAGGGCTCAAGATGTAAAAGATTATTTAAAAAGTGTAACAATATATGCAAATTCTACAATAGAAAAAATTTATCAATTACTTGGCCAGGTTTTTAGAAGAGCTATCGAAAGAGACTATATAATAAAAAATCCTATGTTATTTGAAGAAGTAAAACGCCCAATATCTGACAAGCAAGATAAAGAAGTAATATCTTTGTCTATTGAAGAAGAAAAAAAGCTTATAGACGTAATATCAAGAGAAAATAAATCATATAAAAATATAATATTGCTTATGCTTTTTTCAGGAATGAGAATTGGCGAAGTTCTGGCATTAAAAATTACCGATTTCGACGATAACTTTATTTATATTTCATCAACTATTACAAGAGATAAAAATGATAAATCTATTTTGGGCACAAAGACTAAAACAATTAATTCTAAAAGATCTATTACTATAAATTCAATCATAAAAAAAATATTAGATAATTCTATTAAATCTTCTATAATAAATGAAAACAATTTATTATTCTGTGATAAAAATTCAAAGGGAATTATAAAACCCTATGAAGTTAATTCTTATTTGAGAAGAATTAACCAAAAATATAATATATCTGAAAATTTACACAATCATATGCTTAGACATACTTATGCTACGAGATGTATCGAATCTGGAATGAATATTAAAGTTCTGTCAAAAAAGTTAGGACATAAAAATATTCAAACTACACTTAATACTTATGCTTCTGTATTGGATAAATTTGAAATACAAGAAGATGAAAAATTAGATAAGTATTTATTAGAAAATGATATTAAAATTAGCTCGTTGCATTAA